AAACGGCAGAAGCCTTGCTCTTGCCAATCGAGGACATGATGGGGGTGTCTTGGGGGGAGATGTCATAGATAACATCAACGAGGTCTTCACGAGCGCCAATGGCGTCGAATCTGGTAAATGTAGGCATTGCAAAATTCCTTTATAAAAAGCGTTCAAATAATCGAGCCGCATCGTCCTTCTTACCGGACTGTTTAAGTTTGGCTCGCATCCGTTTCATTGCTTCGGACTCCGACGCTTCTGGTGTCGAAGTTCCAGGTTTCAGCATCTTCGGGGCTTGCTGGACTTTCTTAGTCATAGCGGGTTTGCCCTTCTGGAGCTTGTCGTACTGCATGGCCTTGTAAAGCGTTAAGACCGCACGAGAGTCGTATACCTGAGCGAGTTCTTGGTCAGAAAAACCAATAGATTTGGCAAACTCACGAATTTCTCGCTTCACTACTTCGCCCTTAACCTCATCGGACATCTCAGGAATTGCCTCACGCAACTTAGATGCTTCCATCGCAAGGTGGGCTTTTAGCCTCTCGCTCTGCTCTGCTTCTTGTTGCTGGGCCAACCTCTGACGCTCTGCCCGAACTGCGTTAAGTTGCTTCTCTCTCTCTGCCTGTTCAGCGACCCTCACGGCATAGCCGATTGGATCTGTTTCCTTCAGAGCAGACAAATCTTCTGCCTTTTCGGTTTGGGTGAGCATTTGCTCAATTACACCCAACCGCTCGGCATACTGGTCTCGGAGCCTAGAAGCCTCCTCAATCTTCTGACGCTCGGACTCTACTGCCTTCCTTGCCTCAGCGACTTCTTGAGTCTTCTTAGTGTAGTCGGCTGTCCGTGAATACCCTTTCAGCAACTCGTCCAGAGGGACTTCGACTTCTTCCTTGCCTACCTTTACTCGGTAGGTGGGAGTCGGTTCCTCCTCGGGTTCTGCGTATTCTTCGGTGTTGTCATCCATATCCTCTTGGATTTCAACTTGCTCAACGACTTCCTCTACGATTTCTTCGGCTGACGCTTCTGGTTGGGCTTTCGCCTCCTCGTCGCCACCCATAAGCCCGTAAAAAGCCTGAGCTGCCTGCCCTACTGTCTTACTGGAACTCCCCTCGGGGTTGGTATCCATCTGAACTCCTTACATGGTCAAAAAAACTTTAGGCGTTTCTTCTCTATTAACCTGTTGTCGGCAATAGATTGGATTGACGCAACGAACTCCTCTAAGCACCGATATTTCTGCAAGGCCCGTTCCCGAGCATCCACATCCATATCGGAACTATTGAGAATAGTAGAAATATACGCTTCCTGTTGTTCTTTTACAACAGTCTGGAAGAAGTCGTCATCGAGGAGCCTTTTGGCCCGCTCGGGGTAATTATCCTGGGATCTGGACATTGCCTGTTATCTGCGCTCCTACCTTGGCGGCTTTAATCTGTGCTTCCGCTTGGAACTCTGCGGCTTTCAGTTCTAGCGTCGCAGCGGCTTTCTCTCGCTCCAACTGGATCTGGGCCATTGCCTTCTCTCGTTGCAACGCAATATCAGCCTGAGCCTTTGCTTGCTGGACTTGAATGTCCGACTGCGCCCTTGCCTGATCCGCTTGGATCTGTGCTTGGGCTTGTTGCATTATGGCTGCGGTGGCTGGGTCAGGCTGCGGTTGCGAGGTCGCCTGTGCAATCTGTTGCTCGACCTCGGGAGTAACTTCACGGAAGAACTCTGCGGAGTCTTTAAAACCAGCACTTTCGATAAATCTGCCAAGCGTGGATCTATATTGTGACAGGCCAACCAGAGGGCCACTAGTTCCTTGCGTTCCAAGAATCTGCTCCTGTTTCTGTAGAACCATCGCCAGCATAGCCATCTGCTCTTGGCGGTTTCCGGTTCCCAATCCTACATTCACGCTTATATCGTACTCGTTTGACCACTCACGGGGGTCAATAGAGACATACTTGCCACGCAGACGGATGACCCTTGGCTTGTCCTGGTACTTGCATAGTAGGTGGAGAATGTTGCGGAAAAGGTCGGATACCCCGCCCTCGGCAAAGATTCTCGCTACCAACTCCATTTTTGACGAAGCCGCATTTTGCATTGCCGCAACCGCTGTGGCAGTCGTGTTCTGCAAAATGTTGGGGTCAAGCCCTTGTGAGGCCATAGAGACTCCGGTGCGCTTTTCTTGCACCGAGTCGAGGTATTGCAACATCGGGAACGACTGAGACGCTACAGGCGGGACTGTAATGGGTACGAGTGCGTTTGGATTCTTTACACGCACCACCCCTCCAGGTGTGACAGTCAAGAGGTCATCAAGGTTCACTTGGCCCTCGACCGCAGCCACCCGAGCGTTGTTGGTCAGGTACAGGTTGTCGAGGATCTGGCGGGTAATCGTAGACTTGATAAGTTGCAAGTCCATAACCCTGTCAGCCAGCGAGTTACCAAAGAACTTGTGGGGCATCGGAATCGGGCAAACTGAGCAGAACGGGATGTAGTCAATCTCCTCGTTCTCAAGGATTGTCTGCCCTGCGTAGATAACCCGACGAAGCTCTGCAATCCCGTCCCCGTCAAAGTCCACCTTGATGTAGCACTCAAATACCTCAATGTCCTGCATCGCTGGGTCTTGAGACTGCTTGTCTAGTGGTTGCTCACCTACGGAGTACCGAGCCACCCGCTCAGGGGTAAAGGTCAGGTCTTCGTAGGACATGAGGTTTTCTACCTCGTCCTTCTTAAAGCCCATCGCAATCAAATCTGACCTTGTGACCAGTTTTCTGTGGGCGCAGAAAGGAGCGTCAGAGAGAGTTGTAGCCTTCTTGGAGACTATGAACTCCTCGGGAGGCACATTCTCAACGACCACCCGACCCTTCTTGTTCTTCCTCTTTACCTTCACATTGTAGGCAAAGATGGGCTGTCCCATTGGGACGGCTCCAGTCTGCTGGGCCATCATCATCTGCTCGGGAGTCGGTGGGGCTTCCCCAACCATGATCTCCTCTTGGCTGACAATCTCGAACTGCTCGTCAGCCAGCATCAGGACAAGTTCTTCTTCCGACAGGTTCTGGTAGGACTCGGTGTTGACTTCTTCCTTCTCGTCCCAGTAAACCTTGACTGTTCCAACCTTGCACATCAGGGCATCTTTGAACCAGTTGTGCATGATGGTCACGCCTGGGTTGTCACGCATAAATACCCAGTTGGCGTACTCGGTGGCTTGTTTAGCCTTCTCCTCGTCGCCAGGGCCATTAGGCTCAAAGCGCACCACATCATCAGACTGCGTAAAGACTCGTAGGAGGGCAGGAAGCGCCCCGTCAATAGCCTCGGCTACCTCACCCGTCACAATCTGAGAGCGACCCTCGGATTCATTCCCGAATGGATCTCGGTTGTAGTATTGGATCGACTTCCTGCGTTGCTCAACAGTCTCGGTCTCGATATAGCCGATTGCATTGTCGATTTCCGCTTCTACGATTGCTTTGAGTTTGAATTCTTCCATCAGACTATCCAGTTCGTTTTAATGGGTAGTGGTTTATTCCAAGTCGAGTTTGTGTCAATGCCCATTGCCAAATAGCGAAAGGCATCAGATCCGTGAGAAGACCAGTCGTGTAGAGGTTTGTCAAAAAAGACATTTCGCTTCTCATCATATTCCCGTCGGTAATTCCTCAAGCAATCCAGACCTTGCTTAACCTGTGGGTAGTTAAACCAGCATCTTGGCAGAAGTCTTCGGACTGCCTGGATTCCGTCATCGACTGAGAGTCTAGGTAGGACTGTACAGTCAAGCCCCGCATCCCGTAATACTTCAAGACGAGAGCGACCCGTTCCGAGTTCCCTGACCTCCACATCGTGCGGCAAGAGGTGTGACGCTTTGTGCCAATTCCTGTTTGTGAGTTCACGGACATACCAGTCGAGACCCTGACCATGATTTTCGATGTAGTCGAGCAACCGGACTTCTTGCCCAGTCGCTTGAGCAACCCATATTGCCGTAGAGTCGCCCACCCCCAGATCCCATGCCGTAAAGGTCTTGCAGAGATCATCTCGGACGACTTCAGTAATCCTGCCCTGCGCTTCAAGGCCATTAATGATCGCACCATAGTACGAACCCTCAACTGCCGCATGAAAAGAACACTCAAATTCTTGGGCGTACTTATCTTCACCCATCTCTTTACGAGCGGCTTCCAGTTCGTCCAGCGGGACAACTCCAGTTTGGCTTGCCTTGAACTCAAGTAAAGCCCAGCCTTCCTCCTTCTCGGCTCGGTCACGGAGGTCTTTGAAGTGATTAGCACCCTTTGGAGTCCCAATGAACATCGCCCAGCCCTTCCTGTCGGCTAGGGCGGGTCTTATGATCTCGTTCCATATCTTCGGGTTCATGTCCCCGACCTCGTCGAGAACCACCCCGTCTAAGTAAATCCCTCGCAAAGAGTCTGGGTTGTCTGCTCCGTAGAGAGAGATTCGCCTCCCCCAGAAGTCCACCCGCAACTCTGTGATGTTTTTAGCGTCTAGCGGCTCTGTGTACTTTAGGAGATAGTCCCACGCAACTCGTTTTGCCTGGGTGTAGGTTGGTGCGATGTAGGCAAAGCGCGGAGACTCCCGTTCGCATGACACCGCAGCTTTAACAAGGTGGTTGATTGCCGCAACAGTCTTCCCAAATCTTCTATGGCAGACCGCAACTGTGAATCGGTGAGTATCAACTGCCTCATGGACTGCAAGCTGATTCTCCCTTGGTGCGTAAGGAATGATTA